TGTCTATATTGGAGACAGTGCAGGTGATGAATAGTTTAAAGATTCCAAATTTTATTCCAGGTCCTCCTGGTACAGGTAAAACTCACAAATGGTTAAAAAACAAATATGCTGGTTTTTTAAAACAATACCCTTGGGATAGAATTGTAATTTTATCTCATACAAACACAGCAGCTGATGAAATTATAAAAGCCGTAAACAAATTACCAGAACTGGAGAATATACCAGACACAAATTTACAAGATCAAATATGTACAATTCACTCTTATTTTAAAGGAGAATATTTAAATATAAAAAAATATGAGCGGGAAGACCACAAAGCTTTTTGTAAAGATAATTCAGGAATGAATATTGTAAAAAAAAGTACTCCTTGGGACAAACATCCTCTTTATGAGTTTATTTCTCACGCTCATGGTAAAGGTTATGATTTAACTTCCGAAGAAGAACTTGAAAAGTATTGGGCTCTTTGTGAAAGGTCTCGTTATCAAAACTACCGTCTTCAAGGACCAGGTGGACTTTTAAAGTTAAAAGAAAAATATGATGAATACAGAAATGATCCGGAACATAAAAGAATATCTTTTGTAGATATGATAGATAATTTTAGATTTAGTGCAGCTATACCTACTGATATAGATGTTTTGATAGTAGATGAAGCTCAAGACTGTAGTAAACCTCAGATAGCTGCTCTACAAAAAGCAGCCACACATGCGAAAGAATTTATTTTTATAGGTGATGCCGATCAAACTATTCACGAATATGCAGGATCAGACCCTGAATACTTTTATCAATTAGCTAACACAGAACAAGCAAAGGCTAATGAACTTACTGAAGGTTTAAGATGTGGTCAAACGATTAACAAAATATGTAGAAATATTATTGCACCTGTGTGGGAAGCATATGGTCGATTCTCAGAAAGAACTTGGACTCCAACTGATGTTGTTGGAAAATCATATTATATACCTGGATTAAATCAAGGGTGTAAAGCAAAAGATGTTTTAATTAATAAAATTTTAAATACAGATGAAACATTTTTATTTACCTATAGAGGTAAGCCTACTCATGAACGTATAAATGAATTTCTTCAAAATAATGGAATAGATTATAAAATGGTATCGGGTAGTGCTCATGTATCTAGAGAACATTTTAGTTGTTTTAAAAATTGGAATACTTTTATGAATGATAAGGTTTCTAAACAACAGATAAAAGAATACTGGAAGTTAATGGGATCAAAAGTAAAAGTTAATGGTCAAGGTGATGTCGATAAACTTAAACCTTTAATTGATAGAGAGTATAATGTTCAGGAACTTATACATGCAGGTTATTTAAAACCAGAAGTAAAACAATTTGAAAGATTCTCTCAACTTTTAAACCATGAAACTCTTTCTAAAAATGAAAAATTAATTGCAAAGATACCTTACATTAATAAAGTTTTAACTAATGGTATGGACACAACTAAAAAACCAAGAGTACAACACGATACAATACATAAAGTGAAAGGATTAACTTTTGATAATGTAATAGTAGATTTATCAACATACCATTCAGAAGCTAAAGGCTTTGAAGCAACAAGACTAGCTTATGTTGCTTATAGTAGAGGGAGAATAGATTGTTGGACTATAGGATCTTCTGCTCCTTATTCTTTAGCAAAAATACAAAAAAATTGGAGAGAAATTTTAGAACTTTAAAAGGAGGAAACATGACAGACAAAAGTATATTTAAAGGAATGGGTTATAAATCACTAGACAAGCAGCATGGCGGGAATCACTACAAACAATTTAGCATACAACCTGCAGAGTTTATAAATGAAAATAAATTTTTATTTGCAGAAGGCAACGCTATAAAGTATATTTGTAGGCATTCTATGAAAGGAAAAGAAGAAGATATTAAGAAAGCAATACACTATTTAGAAATGATATTAGAAAGGGATTACAATGTGTAAACATCCAATTGATCTAGACTTAGAAGGTGTAGATACAGTAGCTATTGATATAGAAACTTACGATCCAAATCTTAAAACAAAAGGTCTAGGTGCGGTTAGGCAAGATGGTTTTATTACAGGTGTAGCTGTAGCTACCGGTAAAGACACAGTTTATTTTTCATTAAAACACAGTGATGACGATAAGTCAGAAGAAGAATTAAAAGAGTTTTGGGATCAAATGAATACAAAACTTTTACAAAACGATAAGATTGCAAAAGTATTTCATAATGCAATCTATGATGTTTGTTGGTTAAGAGCAACGACAGGTAAAATGTTAAAAGGAAAATTGTTAGATACAATGGTAGCTGCTTCTATAATTGATGAGAACAGATTTAAATATGGATTAGATGCTTTAGCCAAAGATTTTCTTGGTGAAAATAAATACAAGTACGACTTACAAGAAAAAACTTTTGAATGGTCTGGTGGCATGCAAAGAGATCCAATGTCTAACATGCACAAACTACCTTCTAGTGTAGTAAAAGATTATGCAAAACAAGACGTAGACTTAACTTTAAAATTATGGAATTTATTTAATAAAGAATTAGACAAAGTATTATACATAAAACCTGAAGACAATAAAGAGTATACATGCAGAAATATATTTGAATTAGAAACAAGATTATTTCCTTGTCTAGTTGACATGAAATTTAAAGGGGTTAGGATAGATACCCAAAAACTTGAACGTCTTGGTAAAAGACTAACACTTAGAAGAGACAATCTTTTAAAAATAATAAAAAAACATACACAATTAAATCTTCAATTGTGGGCAGCAACTTCTATAAAACAATTACTAGATAATAGAAAAATAACAAACTTTGAAAAGACTGCTAAATCAGGAATGCCTAAACTTCCAAAAGATTATTTAAAAACTCACGAAGATAGATTTTTAAGAATGGTATCAAAAGCAAGAGAAGCTGATAAAGCTGTAAATACTTTTATCGAAGGTTTAAAAGGTTATGTCTACAAAGGTAGAATACACGCAGATATAAATCAAATTAGAGGAGATGGTGGAGGAACTGTAACTGGTAGATTCTCAATGAGTAACCCAAACCTACAACAAATACCTTCTAAAGGTTATATAGGAAAGAAGATGAGGGAGCTATTTATACCCGAGGAAGGCCATAGATGGGGTAGTTTTGACTATTCTCAGCAAGAACCAAGGATTGTGGTGCATTATGCAATAAAGAAGATATTAAGAGAATTAAAAGAAAATAAAGACGTAGGCGTATCTAAAGAAGGTAAAGAATTAAAAAAACAATTTGATGATTCTAAAGCAGACTTTCACCAGATAGTAGCTGACATGGCTAAAATATCTAGAAAACAAGCTAAAACAATTAATCTTGGATTGTTCTATGGTATGGGTAAAGGTAAACTACAGGCAGAATTAAATTTAAATACAGCTCAAGCAAAAACTTTGTTTGATACTTACCATAGAAAAGTCCCTTTTGTTAAAAAATTATCAGATGGTTTGATGGGGTTTGCTAAAAGTAATAAATTAATTTTTACTCTTGAAGATAGGTTTTGTAGATTTGATAAATACGAAAGTGTTAATAAAAGATGGAACAATGAAATACGTAAGTTTCAAGAATGGGACCCTGAAGCTAAATCAATAAAACAAGAAGATGATACAATTAAATATGAAGGTGATTGGATTACTCCTAAACTACTATCAAAAGATGATGCTTGGTCTAAGTTTAAATTGTTATATAATGCTAAAACATTATCTAAAAAAGAAAATCCTAAAAGTCCTGGTAAATATGAAGAGCTTACAGAAAAAGAAAGACAGTACTGGTTTGGAGAATACTTTACTCCTGCTTTTACTTACAAAGCTTTAAATAGATTGATACAAGGATCAGCTGCAGATATGACAAAAAAGGCAATGGTCTTGTTATATGAAAAAGGTATAGTTCCTCACATACAGATACACGATGAGCTTTGTGTATCCATCAAGGATCAAGCAACACGGATCACGGTTCAAGAAACAATGGAGACTGCAATACCTTTAGTGGTTAAAAATAAGGTGGACTATGAATCTGGACCAAACTGGGGTAATATAAATGAGGAATAATTATGGCTTACTTAAATGCAAACATACCAGCAACCTATGCACAAATAAAAAGAGAGTATTTATATGATTGTAAAAAACATCACGGAGAAGTTGAAGACTGCATTGTGTTTGGTCTTAGCGCTCTTACAGGTCGTGCTATATTATTTCATGCTATTATGGAAAACGGTGCAATATTTTATCGCTTACCAATTAGCGCGTTTATTCAACAGGGATTTGAACCATCCAGAGTGCCCGCAAGACGACTTGATGAACTACAGCTCTGGAATTGTTTTTCTTATTATCCTTCTGTCCATCGTTGGGATATTTTAGACGGACAAGCCGGTAAGTATATCGGAAAAGATAAAAAATGGCATCCTGGAAAATATTTATTTACAGTTGACTTTGCACATCCAGAGTCTAATATACTCGACACTGATCATTCAGAGATTCCGCACGAACATAAGTGCGCTCACATAATTGCCTTAGATGATGGCAATTTTGCAGCACAACCTAACAATCGATGTATATGGGACATACCTTCTTTCACGGTGAAAGATAGTACTCCTGACTGGAAAGTGCAGACTTCTGAATGGAATGTAGAAGATAGCAGGGCTTGGCGTACAGAAGATACAGACAAGTTCTTCTATGAAATAGAGGAGAAAAAAAATGATTAATAAAATGAAAAGTAAAGTTATGCATTACTGGTCAGACCACAAGATCGAATGTCTTGTAGTTGCTATTCTTGTTGTAGCTTACATTGTTAAGTAATGAATTTAGTAGATTTATTAAAAAAAAATATCGTAATGGTTCCGGTTGTGGCGTCAGTCCTAGTCGGAACTTTTACTGGTGTTCGTTATATTGTAAATCTTACTGACACTATTAATCAAAACGAATTAAGACTTACTAATCTTGAAAGAGACGTAAGTGTATTAGAAAAAAATATTACAGATATCAATACAAGACTATCTTCTGCTGAAGCAACATGGCAGATGGCAGAAAATTTATACAGACAACTAGCAGATCAAGTTAGAGAACACAGTTACGATATCAAAGATCTTAACCGGGAAATTAATTATTAGGATGTACTATGGAGATAGCCAGGATGAATTATTATTTTACAGGTGCATTAATTATTTTATTTGTGTTGTTATGTTTTATAAAACCTGCACACAGTAGAAATGAGTATCTCAATAACGGTACTAATACTTGTAGCACTGGTGACTTTAGCATATCAATCGACCAAAGAGACTCGGAGTCTAGGTATCGACACTTTAATCCTGATAATAATTATAGTAGCCCTTCTGATGATAGGTCCTTACGTTTAACTTGGAGACACTATTTAGGTTCAGCCTGCACTGATGAATTTAAAGCTGTTCAACAAGAAAATATGGAGTTAAAACAACAGCTAGAATTGATGAAAATGTGCGGAAAAGTCAATAAAAACCCCACTTTAAACAACAACCCTAACTTCAAATTGTTAGTTTCTAAATGTTCTGGTATAGTTATTCCTGATGATAAAATTATTAAACCTGAAGGAAGTTATTGGGACGCAATTAAAGATGATTATAAACAAGAAAATCCTGACGTCAAACTTATGGGCGACAAGTTTATAGGACCTAAAGATGAGTAACAAACCATTAAACATATCAGAGTCTGCAGCTGTGCAGATGCCGATGAAGACCGTAGCCTCTCTAATAATTCTTGTTGGAATGGGCGTGTTCGCATACACAGAGCTGACTTCAAGACTTGTATCGTTAGAGACATCACGTGAGTTGTTTGAAAATGATTTGTTAAAGAAATCTGAACAAGTGCCCACGGATCAGGAACAACATTTTTTAATTGAGGATTTGTACAAGACCGTAGAGAAGATGGAAGAGACTCAAGAAATGAACATGACCAACAAAGTCAACATAGAATTTTTAAGAGAACAATTAGATAAAGCATTGGAAGATATAGAAGGATTGAAAGATAAGGTAAGAGAAAATGGAAAGAGTTACTAGAAAAATATTTGATTATATAGCAGAGATGAAAAGAACTGTTACAAGACAACGCCTACATAAAGATTTAAAAAAAGAAGTAGAAACCGGCAAGAATGGTACACAAAAATACGTAATAAAGCAAGGCATCAACAAAGGTAAAACATTATGACAGAGTTGGTTGTAGCTTTACTTATGATTGTCAACGGAGAGATCAAGGAACATAGAATACAAGAGTCTATGTCTCAATGTCTAAAAGGCAAACGTGTCGCAATGAGAACTAATAAAAATAATAACATAAATTACACTTGCATAAAGTCGATGGCTGAGCTCGAAAAAAATATAGATGGATCTTTGTCGATAAAAAAGCTAATATTAGAGTAATGAAAGTATCAGCAGAAATAGTAAATGGTAAATGTCCAACGTGTGATGAGTATACTATGTTAGTTAGTTTATCTCCTGAACTATATAGATGTATGAATTGTGGGTCTGATCTACAACAACATATAAATGGTAAAATAACTTATCTACCTGTCATGACTTCACCTAAAGATGGAGCTACACCATTTGTAAAAGAATGGAAAGATGGCTAAACAAAGTTTTAAATTCTTCACACCCCGTGACAAACCTAAAAAACGTGGGCCTCGTCAACATAAAAAAAATAAAAATAAACAAGAAAAACGTCAGAAATCTCAAAAAAGATACAAAGGCCAGGGTTGACAAGTATCCTAAATTATCCTATATATAGGATATGAAAGAAAAAAATATAACAATTAAAGTAACAGGTGCTGCTCAAGGTCAGTGGTCTAGTCTTTTACTTGAATTAAATTTAATGAAAAAGGCATGGAGATCTTTTGGTGTTAACATAGATTTAAAAGCACCAGGTGCCAAAACAATTATAGAGTGGGGGACAAAAGTTAATGATTACACAAGACCATCTAGACGACCTGGCAAAAGAATACAACAAAACAAAAGACCCAAAACTTAAAAAGTTATGGCACGAAAAAATAAAGGAGTGGGCTAATGGAGTTAATAATACAAAACGACGGATTGTATCAGTTAGTAGTTGTTACAAAAGAGATGACGGAACATATCTCGTTATTGGCAGAAGTAGACTGCATGGATCTGTGCGAGATACTAAGACTAAAACTAACAAGTTACGTAGATAGTTTAAATCTACATATAATGAATGATGGAAGCGGTAATTTTTATGGCTGCATCTGTAAATAGAATTGAATTGAAAGCTCAAGGGCGTCCAAATCTTGCCAATGGCATTTCCCTGTACGTTAGCGATGACCGCAAGGTAGCAACCTGGAGTTTGGCCGGCTGTAAGTACGTGCACGGAAAGCAGCTGGTTTGATATGAAAATAAAAAAAAATTTTTTAGACAAAGAGTATTTTAAAAAAATACAAGATTATTTTATTAATCCTTGGAGACCTTACTACTACCAAAGTAAAGTTTCTAACCCTACGGATAAAATTAATACAAAGCATTTTTATTTTAATCATATAGTATTTTCTGCTAATGGTAGTAATGTCTTGTCTGTAAATACTGATGGTTATGATTTGCTAAGACCTTTATTAAACATAATTGAATGTAAGGCCATAATATTAATTAAAGTAAATTTATATCCTAGAACGGATAAAATATTAAATCATAATACACATGTTGATAATAAATTTAAACACAAAGGTTGTTTACTATCATTAAATACTTGTAATGGAGGTACAATAATTGGTAAAAAATTTATTAAGTCTGAAGAAAACCAAGCTTTGTTTTTTGACCCAAGTGAAAAACACAATAGCACAACATGCACGGATCAACATGCTAGATTTAATATAAATATTAATTATTTTTAAAACACCTACCCTAAAGAGGGAATAGTAAGGGTAGGTAATGGTGAGAAGATTCTTAACCCACTAACATAATTAAATTACCTTGTCAACTTTACACGAAAATTTTGTATAGACTTCCATACTGTTGACCCATTCTGGATCAAATTCTGTAATTATTCTGTGTGAATAACTATAACCATAAACTATGCAGCTATGGTAGTCATCAAATAATTTTTCTTTGGTGGGTATAACCTTACAGTCATTTTGTGCTACCCCTGAACACAAAACCATTAATAATATAAATTTTGTCATTGACAATCCTACATAATGCACTATATAGTCTACCTTAACATGAAAGGAAGTAAACATGACAGACATGACTAAATACAAAAACGTTTCTTTAAGTAAAGAAACATACGCTACTTTGGATAAGTTATCAAAGATAATATTACCTGATGCAAAACTAAGCGTAGCAAAGACAATAGAAGCAATAGCAAACGAGAAAGCGAAGAAATTAAATGGCAAGTTCAAAAAAAGTTAAGAAGGTTTACGTATGTCCTACCTGTAAAGGTAATGGCTATGTAAAAGTCGCATGCATTATGGAGAAAGAAGACATGATTCATCAATGCTGGGACTGTGATTCTCAAGGAGAAATCTATGACTATGGTAATGAAGATTTTTCTGAGTTTGAGGAAGAAGGGATGTCAATACATTAATGGAAGATGTTGACAAAGCGTATATCGCAGGTTTGTTTGATGGTGAAGGATCAATTCATATAAGACGTGGGATAGAAAAGAAGAAAAAACACAATGGTAAACCTGGATATCGGTTATCTAATTCTATGCGTATTAGCATGGAAATCACGATGACCGATAGATCAGTTCTCATGTGGGTTCATGAAGTTTTAGGTGTTGGTACACTGACTCCTAAAAAAGTAAAAGGTAATAGAAGCGATGGCACGCCGTATTTAAAACAATACAGATGGCGTTGTACATTTAGAGATGCATACCATGTGTGTTGTCTTCTATGGCCGTTTGCGCATACTAAATTACCTAAAATACAACAAGTGATCGAGCATTATACGACTATTGCACTTAACAATAATGTGATATCTTTAGATGAGTATAGAGAGGTACAAAAAGATGTTCGATAAATATATTTATAATTTTTTATATTTTGTAAATCACTGGTCTACTAAAATAGTTAGTTGGTCCTGGTGTAAATTATATAGTGATAGGAGAAAAGGCTATGGCTACAAAAGAAAAAGGTAGAACGTTTGATGGTATTACAAGACCATCTAATGATTTATACAGAGAAAATTTTGATAAAATATTTGGTAAGAAACAAAAAACTTTACATGAAGAACTTATGGAAGGTTTTAAAAAAGAACAGGAAGATCTAAAGGATGAAGAAGAGCAATAAATACAATTATTTAGAAGGAAAACAAATCACCGATCCTGATACAGGAAAACGTGTTTATGAGATAAGTTCTTATAGACTTCCTAGTGTAACTACTATATTAGGAGCTACCAAAAATACAGAATTTTTAACCAAATGGAAAGCCAAAGTAGGTGAACAAGAAGCAGACAGAATCAAGAATGTATCTAGTGCACGGGGCACCAGTATGCATAAATTCCTCGAATCTCATGTCACGGGCATTGGTTACGATGATCTTACAGAACTCGGATGCCAGGCGCGTCCCATGGCCAAAAAAATTGTGGAGGTCGGTCTTGCGCCAGTGGAAGAGTATTATGGTTCCGAAGTTACGTTACACTATCCGGGCCTATACGCAGGCCAAACAGACCTTGTCTGTAATCATAACGGTATGGAAACTGTCGTTGACTTCAAGCAAGCTAACCGTCCGAAAAAGAAAGAATGGATCGAAGATTATTATTTGCAAATCGCAGCGTACGCCATGGCACACGACTATGTCTACAACTCCAAAATTAAACAAGGAGTTATCATGGTATGCACGCCTGACTTATATTACCAAGAATTTAAAGTAGAAGGACCAGAACTTAGACGCTGGAAGCACGCATTCTTGAAACGTTTAGATATGTTTCATGAGTTACAACACGACGAGAAAGAAAAAACAACACCAATGAAAGAAGAGGATTTTAATGACAGATCAAACGAGGTGGGGAATCCACGAAGTACAGACCAGAAATAAGGCTGTAAAGTATCAAAAGGACCTTGTAGCACGGGCCATGGACCAAGTAGTCAAGATGGACGAATCAGGGATCACGGACCTTATGATACAGATTGAGGCAGAATACGAGCGAAAGTATGGCAAAAAGAAGGCAGATGGAGTCGTTTTATAAGTGTCGAAAGGGTGTCGAACAGGTGTCGAAAGTGTCGACAATTTGGCCCTTTTTTAGAATGATTCTAAGTTTTCTGCGTCAAAAGTGTACAAATTCAAGGGAATTTGTCGACACCTTCGACCCCCTGTCGACCCCTCTGCGACACCCCAGGTGTCGAAGCTACTATTCAATAGTACCAACGGTTATAGGTCAATTTCACCTACCTTCGACACTTTTTTTATTTTTTTTAAAAAAAGCGCAGAGTAAAAAAAAATTGTCTTATAGTGTCGAAAGTATAAAAAGGATGTATGGCAAGAAAAAAATCTAGACACATAAATAGTTACAGCAAACCTAAAACAATTAAACAAGAGGTTAAGTTTCCATATAAGCGTGTACGTATCGATTGGATTGACATCATCACTGAGGGTGGCTGGGGTAGCGTTAAAGAGTTTAAAGATATGAAACTAGCAACACCTGTAAGTGAAGGTTGGTTGTTTAGCAAAGACAAAGATACAGTTAAAATATTTTCTGGATATGATGTTGATGATGATGGTAGTATTACTTTTTCGGAGAGATCTGTTTTTCCGACTTCTTGTGTGAAGAAGATAACGAAGATTCATTAGGTGGAGTCACATTTATCAACTGTCCGTAGTCGTCTATTATCTGTTTCATTTTTGCTTCTAGCTCTTGTTCTGATAGGTCCTCTAATTTTCCTGTTTTTATTATCTTTCTATCTATGTATAGTCCTGCTGCTTTTCCTCTGTTTGCTTCCGCATTCACTGCTGAAGAAAATGATCCTTTTTTTAAAGCGGCCTCTCTAAGTCTAGCAAGCTCCGCTACATGTCCTTCGTAAGTAACTTCATGTTTTCTAATTCTTTCTTCTCTTAACTGACCTAAATATTTAGCTACAAGTGGAGATAGCTTTGGATTGCAAAGCTCTGATCCTTCTTGTCTTGCACGTTTTGGACTGTACCCAGCAGCAATAGCTGCCTCTGTTTGAGTCATTGGTCCGTCTGGTCCACCGAATACTAAAAACTCAGCGAATCGTTGTTGCATTTCTGTTAATCTTTTTGGTACACCCATGTTGACTTTTTAAGGTAACTATCCTATATTGTCAACTATGAAAGTATACAAAGATGATAGAGGAGAACACGATTTAGAACGTAAAATCGAAAAGTTACAGATAGAAGTTAGAAACTTACATGATACAATTAAAATGTATCAACAGATTTTAAGAGATGCACAGAAACAAATTTATTATTGGAAAAAATTTTCTTACGAGAATGAAAAAAATATAAATCTCTTGCACGGTTATAAAAAAGTGATAGAGGATCTATCAGCAAAGTTAAGACGAAAAGATTCATGAGAGTACAAGACTTGCAGTTGTTTCTAAGCAACTTTACGAAAGGTAGCGACGCAGTAAAGAACGCCGTAATTTATGTAGAGATCAATGGAAAGTTACATGCAATTAGACGAATGGAAGTACACGAAAATGCTACTCCAATTATTGGTCAACCAGGTCATAGTGCACACAGGTTAGTTATGAAAACCGAGAAACCTTCTAAGCTTATCTTGCCAGATAAACTTCAGAAGGACTATTAATGAATGACAATGTTACTTTAAAAAAACTGTGGGACCAGAGCGTAAATTATACCAAAAAATTAAGAAACATTTTAAGGATTTTTCGCTTATTAGACTTGAAAATAATAGCTTACACGGTACTCCCGATCTATTGGTTTATAATACTAATGGGCACTTTTTTACTATAGAACTAAAAGTCACTTCAGGTAACAAGATTAAGTTTTCACCACACCAAATTAGCTTCCATGTGAGGCATCCAAACAATACATTTATCATAGCAGAGGCCCTCGGTCCGGGCACCGTGAAACTTTTCCGTGGTTCACGTATCATGGAGCTTGACGCTTGTGGGTTTAAGCTTGACGCTTGCTGCTTGGGGCTTGACGCTTGTCGCTTGATGCTCGAGGAGCTTGGGGCTTGACGCTTGGTGCTTGAAGCTTGGCGCTTTGGCCCGGACCAGGTGCACGCTCCGACTCACCGTCGTGAGAACTTTTGCTAATGACCTGATCCGATTTATCCCTGGGGATTCTGTAAAATTTTGGATGTTT